GTTTCATTCATTTGTCGTACAGCGACGACCTGGCCCGCGATAATTCCCGCGGGGTTCAGCAGATCATGCGGTCGGAGGAATACCGGCTTTTATTCCCGCAAGCGCAGCCCACCAGCGTAAGCACCCGCAAGTGGGAGACCCGCGCCGGCGGCGGAATGTACGCTATTTCCAGCGCCGGGCAAGTCACAGGCTTTGGAGCCGGCATCGTAGACAAAGAGGACGACGAGGAACTGGCCGCGGAAGTTCAGGAATTAGAGGACAGCGCCGCCCTGGAAACGGAAGGCTTTGGGGGCGCTATTGTAATAGACGACCCGATCAAGCCAGACGACGCCCGGAGCGAGCAGATCCGCGAAAAGATAAACCAGAAATTCGAGACCACCATCCGGAACCGTACCAATAGCCGCCGGACGCCGATAATAATTATTATGCAGCGCCTGGACGATAACGACCTCTGCGGCTACCTTGAACGCTTAGAGCCGGACGTATGGACCGTAATAAAGCTGCCCGTTATTCAGGTGGACCCCGAGACAGGCGAAGAAAAGGCGCTGTGGCCCTTCAAGCACACGCTCGAGGAATTGCACGAACTACGCGAAAAAAACGCTTTTGTGTTCGATACGCAGTACATGCAGAACCCCCGCCCGCTTGAAGGCCTTATGTATGAAAGGGGCTTCCGGACGTATTCGGAAGTTCCCGCCACCAAATACCGGAAGGTCAAGAATTACACGGACACGGCGGACACCGGAACGGACTACTTATGCTCCATAACCTACGTGGAAACGGATATCGGAAACTATATTTTAGACGTTTACTACACGGATAAGCCGATGGAAGTAACAGAGAGCGAGACCGCCCGGCGCATAACGAACCACGGCGTCCAGGAAGCCATCATCGAAAGCAACAACGGCGGCCGCAGCTTTGCCCGCAAGGTTGAAGAATTATGCCGTACCGTCTTTGTAAACCGAAAAACGGCCTTCCGCTGGTTTTTCCAGGACAAAAACAAGAATGAAAGAATTTTCCACAACAGCAACGAGGTCCAGAACCTTACATTTTTCCCGGAAGGCTGGGAACACTTGTGGCCGAAATTCTACGAAGCTATAACGCACTTTTCCAAGATAGGAAAGAACGCCCACGACGACGCCCCGGATGCTTTGACGGGAACGGTCGAATTCAGGAAGGACTCCGGCCGCATCAGCGCCGTCGGCGTATTCCATTAAAGCGAACCTTTGAAGTTAAACAATAAACACCACGCACCATGCCAGAAGAAAGAAGCACAACCAACCAGGAGCAGCCGGTGACCCTTGCGGATCTGTTCAAGGGAGACAACCAGGAAGCGCTCATTAACGAGCTTAAGAAGGGCCGCCTGGACGCGGTCCCGAACGCGGAGCTTTACGCCCGCCAGCTTGAACCGGAGGGCCACGACGTTATGGACCCTATTAAGCGGAAGGACCGCTGGGTCAAGACGGACCCGGCAGACCCGAACCAGGTCGCCGGCGACGAAGATACAAGGGACCCGGACCGGACCATCAAAGTGACAGAGACCGCCCAGGACGGAACCACCTGGCGCAGGGAGAAAGTCGCCCGCGTAGCCGTAGCCTTGCAGAAGCTTATCGTAAAGAGGGCCGTCGCCTTCCTTTTCGGGAACCCCGTACTGCTTGACGCGGAACCGGAAGGAGAGCAGGAAAAGGCCGTCCTCCAGGCCTTGAAGAAAGCCTTAAAGCAGACAAAGAGCCAGACGCTAAACCGCAAGGTCGCCCGGCAGATATTCAGCGCCACGGAAGCCGCGGAACTTTGGTATACCGTACCGGCCCCGAAAAACAACCTTTACGGCTTTGAAGCGAACTTCAAGCTGCGAACCCTTATTTTTTCCCCGCTTAAGGGGGACACCCTTTATCCGTACTTTGACGCCACGGGGGATCTGGTGGCCTTTTCCCGCGAATTCAGCATCAAGGACGCGAACGGCGTAGAACGTAAGTATTTCGAGACGTACACGGCGGAAGCCACGTACAGGTGGCTGAACCAGAACGACGGCTGGAAGCTTATAGAGGGCTTCCCCAAAAAGAACTCCCTGGGCAAAATTCCGGTTATTTACGGAAGGCAGCCAGAGACAGAGTGGGCGGACGTTCAGGGCCTTATCGACCGGCTGGAAAAGCTACTTTCCAACTTCGCGGAAACGAACGACTACCACGCAAGCCCGAAGATCGTAACGAAGGGCAATATAGTAAGCTTTGCAAAGAAGGGCGAAGCCGGGGCCGTTATTGAGATGGATCCGGACGGGGACGCCCACTATATGACGTGGGACCAGGCCCCCAATAGCGTAAAGCTTGAAATAGAGACCCTGCTGCGCCTTATTTACACGATAACGCAGACCCCGGACATCAGCTGGGAAAGCGTTAAGGGCTTGAACGTTTCCGGCGTAGCCTTGCGCCTTATGTTCATGGACGCACACCTAAAGGTCGAGGACAAAATGGAAGTTTTCGGGGAATACTTGCAAAGGCGCTATTCCGTAGTTCAGGCCTTCCTGAAGCAGATGAACGCCGGAAACAAGGAATTCGGGGCCGCTTGCGACAGCTTGACCGTAGAGCCGATCGTAAAGCCGTTCATGTTGGAGGACGAAAAGGAAAAGGTCGAAATTCTTATGGCCGCCACCGGCCAGAAGGCCATCGCTTCCAGGCGGAACGCCGTAGAGCGCCTGGGCTGGGTGGACGACACGGACGCCGAAATCGACGCAATAGAAGCGGACGAAGAAACGGGCGCTTTCCAGGATATTACGGAACCCACCCTATAAAGCCCCGGACAAACGACAAAACGCCCGGAAACGGCAAAATAGCCGCCATTCCGGGCAAATTCCAAAGCCTTATGGGATATATAGAGCCGAAATTTAACGTAAACGAGATTATGGCAAAGCTGGGGCGGCTTGCAGAGGTCGCCCCGCAAGCCATAGCCGAAGCCTTCCGCATGACGCTGCTCGAGATAGCAGCGGAAGCCCGCGAATTGAACACGTACCAGGACCAGACCAGCAACCTGCGGTCTTCCATCGGTTACGGCATTTACATAGACGGGCAGCCCTTTACGGAGGAATACATGTCAGCCGGGAACGGGACCAGCGACGGCAGCCACGGACAGGCGGCCGCAAAAGAGACCGTCGAGGAAGTAGCGAAGCAATACCCGGAAGGGATCGTCGGCGTAATTGTAGCCGGCGAAGGTTACGCGCTTTACGTTGAGTCCAAAGGCTACGACGTCCTTACAGGCCCCGCGAACCACGCCCAGGAGATCCTGGACCGGTATATAAAAATAGTTATTGAAGAATTACAGGCAGCAGCGCAAAATGGCTAAAAAACCCAAATACACGGTGCAAACCGTAGAGACCTACGCAATAGTAAGCAAGGTCGAACGCCGGCTTACGGACCTATACGGAAGCACTTATCAGGGCGTCCTGCAGCTTGCGCAGGTCCGCCGGGCTATTCAGGCCGGGCAGCCGTTCACGTTTGAACCGAACCGCCCGGAAACGAAGGCGCTAATAAAGAGCCTGGACGCGCTGGCGGCCAAAACGGACCGACTCCTGGAAGATAGCGTTTCCCTGGCATGGCAGAAGGGCGAGGACAGCGTAACAAACGCCTGTTATTCAGCTTTCGGAAGGACCCAGGCCGGAAGGGACGCCGTCCGGGCCATAGCGGACCGCGCCCGGGAGGATCTACGCGGCCGCGGCGTTTCCGCCGGCGCTTTCTATACCCAGAAGCACGGGGGCCTGAACATTTCCGACCGCGTCTGGGGGAATTCCCTATTTGCGAAGCAGGAAATAGAGGAAATAATCCAGCAAGGCATCCTCCAGGGAAAGAGCGCGGACGAAATAAGCCGTTCCGTCCGGGGCTACCTAAGCAATCCTTCCAAGCTTTTCCGCCGCGTCCGGAATAAGGAAACGGGGGCGCTGGAGCTTTCCAAAGCCGCCAAAAACTACCACCCCGGCCGGGGCGTATACCGTTCCAGCTACCAGAACGCGCTGCGCCTGGCCCGTACAGAGGTAAACGCAGCTTACAGGCGGGCGGAGTGGGAAAGCTACCAGAATAACCCCCTTATTACCGGCTACAAAATTGAGCTGAGCAACAACCACACGACGACCATCAAGGGCAAGAAAGTAGCTTTACGGGACATTTGCGACGAATTAGCCGGCGAATACCCTAAGAGCTTCCAGTGGACCGGCTGGCATCCCCAATGCCGCTGCCGGATGGTCCCTATTTTCATAAAAGAAGGTGACTTTAGGAGCAGGATCCGCGCGCTTGCAGCCGGGAAGCTTGACACCTGGAAGCCCAGCAATACCGTAACGGAGCCGCCCAAAGCTTTCACGGACTGGGTGGCCGATAACGCGGACCGCTTGAAGGCCGGGAAGCAAATGCCCTATTTTATAGCGGATAACTACGTCGGCGGGGACCCTACGCGGGGCCTGGTAAAAGCTATTTCCAGCCTTCCGAAGCAGGTCCAGGAAAGCAAGAAAATAGAGCCGGTAACGGAATACGACCACGAAATCGCAAGTCTTGACCGCTGGGCCAAAGCTTTCGACCTTGACACCACGCAGGCAAAGATCCTGCGAGACGCCGGGGACCGCAAGGGCCTCCGGGCGGAGCTTGACCGCTTGCAGCAGCTTAGAGACGACCGCCACGTCGACTGGATGGTGGAACGCCGCAAGCTTTCCCAGATAATAGACAAGATGAGGGCCGGCGGCTTTGCGCAGCTTGCGGATCAGTACAACCGGCAGGGCAGCCTGTACGAAACGAAGGAGACCGTAAACTGGAAGGACGGTATTAAACAGCTTAAGGCCTTGCAGGGCCAGGCCGCCGCGGACCTTGCAGCCGCAGAGGAAGCGAAGGCAAAAGAGCCAAAGAAAAGCCCGAAACCGGCGGAGCTTGCAAAGGACTGGTTCAAAGACGGGGACCAGCAGCCCCCGGAGGAATTCTGGAAGCTTATAGATCCAGACAAGCCCGTCCCGGTACACATTATGGCAAAGACGCCCGGAAAAACGTCGTAT